AACAAGAGGCAGCAAGGGAATTAAAACGGGAAAACCAAAGAAGACAAGCTAGTGGGGCTGAAGTACCACCGAGTATTCGCAGAAACCTTCGTACTCAAGAAGACCTAGATGCTATTAGTATTGAGGAACAGCAAAAGGTTTTACAAAAGCTACGGTTGAATGAAGCAAAACAATTAGCAAAACTTGAAGAGGCCGCAGATAAAGCGGCGGTGGCGGCTAATGCCAGGCGTCTTACAGCTAAAAAGAAGAAAGAGGCTTTGGCTGAAATTGCAAGACAGCGGAAACAAAGACAGCAAGAGTTTTTAAAGAACCAACAGCTTGCTAGGTCTAAGTCAGTAGCCGATTTTATTGCTACAAGAGCCAAAAAGTACCCAGAGAAATTTGGCGTAACTATGTCGGATGATTTAGACAGTTACCTCGCTAAAACAAGACCTCTTTGGCTTCCCTTTTGGGACGGTCTTCTTGCTGATGGTCAAGAAATACCTGCCGTCTTCTATGAAGTTTTAAAAGAGAATATGAGAAAAAGGATTTCAAATGACTGACGCAACCTTAAACTCCTATTTAGATAGAGTTAGAGCCGCAGACAACGAGGGCCTTGCTTGGTATGATTATGGGTTCGATGCCCTCAAGGGAGCTTGGGCGGGAAGCACAGATGCAGCAGAAGAAACCTACCAGTTTGGACGGTGGGCTTTGGATGGCCTTGTGGAAAACACAGCATCAGGGCTTTTTAATCAGGAAATTGAGTTCTTAGATGATGAGACAGAAAGACTTTTCTGGAACCCCCCAAGACCGTCCACAGGAATAGGTAGGTTTTCTGAAGACGTTTCTCAGTTTGCGGTAGGGTTTCTTGGTGCTGGTAAGGTTAAACCCATAGCAACTATTGGGTCAAAGATTTTCAAAGAGGGAAGCAAGAAAGCTACTACAGTATCAGCAGCGGCTAAATCAGCAACTTCCTCTGTGGTAGCCCACAACCCCTATGAAGAACGACTCTCTGACCTTCTTATAGAGTACCCTGCAACAACCAATTTTGTAACAGAGTTTCTTGCCAGCAATGAAGACGATGATTTGGCAACAAGACGCCTCAAGATGGGCCTAGAGGATATAGGACTAGGGTTAGTAATTGAAACAGGTTTGTTCTATGGGGCCAAAGCAGTCAAAGCCAGTCGCTCTGGTAAAAACCCTGAAGCCGCAACACAGGAAGCTGATGAGGCAATCACAGCCGCAGGGGAAACTGCGGCTAAAGATGATAAGGCCAAAAAGTTAAAACTTCAGGAAACTAGAGCGGCAGCAAACGCAGAGGATGATGCTAGACAAGCAGTAATCCGAGAGGGCGGCGACCCTGACGCTGCGGGATTACCCAAAGATAAAATAATTGAGGACGTTCTAAACCACACAGAACTAGAGGCCAAAAAGTACGGTATAAACCGCGATGAGTTTATAGACAGACTAACGGCAAAGCCTCTTATGGAGTATGCTAGTAGGTTAGGTATTAAGGTCGGAGAAAAGACCAAAGCGGCAGACACCAAAGCTAAGATTAAAGAAGTCCTGAATGAAAAAGTTAACTCAGTTAACAAAACAGTGGAAACCCCAAAGGTAAAGGTGGACACCAGAGTTACTGAGGACCAGATTGCGGCAGCGTTGAAGGGTATTACAGACCCACAGCAACTCACAGATGTTTTCCAAAACACCAAAACAGGAACCTTCAAGCTATTCAACAGGACTCAACAAGGTGACATTTCCATAGCACCTGATGATTTTCCTGATGAAGTAACCGCTGTAATCCAACAAACCATAAACGCCTCTAAACCTTTGCTTGATAAAATGAAGGGAACGCAGAGCGTCAATGATGTTACTGAGGCGGTAGCAATGCGCCTTTCGGAGTCTTCAAACCTTACCCCTAAACAATGGTTAGACACAGCGTACCTTCATGCTGGGAACATCGAAGAGGCTATGGTTACTTTGCATAGCATTGAGTCCATGCTTTTAAACTCTTCTGAGCGTCTATATAAGTTATTAGATGACAACAGGTATGAAAATAGCGCAGACCACCAAGCGATAGTCCATGCGGAAATAGAGACTTTTAATAAGTTTCTAGCGGCCTCCCAGAAACTTGAGTCACCAATGGGTCGGGCCTTGAGGATGCGGCGAGAAAAGATTTTCGACAGTAACGCCGCTGCTGATATTGTGGCAGACCTTGGGGGTAAAGAAGGCTTAGACCGCTTTGTGACTGCCGTTAGAGCTTCTGGTGGAAACCTTGGGAAAGTCGGTAAGGCTACTTCACAGCTTCGTAAGTTAACCGTTGGGCAAAAAACAGCCTATGGCGTTGGGGAATTGTTCCGTGGAATGATTTTGTTCAACATAAAAACCCACATAACTAACGTGGCTTCAGGCGCAACGGAATCTATGATTGTTCCTATGGAAAGATACATAGGTTCCTTTATTCCATACGGCAGAAACCCCTTTGGTGCAGAAGCCAAGCAAATACGCCAAGACACTGTTTACCACCTAGTAGGATTAAGTTCTTCCATTAAAGACTCAATGAGTTTGGCAGCTTCATCCTTTAGGGCAGAGAAAAACTTTCTGGACCCTGCCAACACTAAACTAGACGGTGGTGACGTTCAGAATAAGATTAGTTCTGGGTTTGTTGGTATTCGCAGTGATACCATAATGGGTAGGTTCTTGGACACTATCGGTAAAGCCTCGCGTGGGTCCCTAAGAGCCTTGGGGTCCGAAGACGAGTTCTTTAAACAGATAAACTACCGAGCGCGTGTGTTTGCTGGGGCAATGCGTGAAGCCTCAGAATTGATGAGCAAAGGCACCCTAAAGAACAAAAAAGAAGTCAAACAATATGCCTTAAAGAAAGTCACTGAGGCTTTCGATGAAAGTGGCAAAGGTCTTGATGAAGGCGCGTTGCAATACGCAAGGGAAGTTACGTTTACTGAAGAATTACGGAAGGGTTCTGGTGCGTTAACTCTGCAAAGAGCCACACAAAACCACCCAACACTTCAGCTATTCCTCCCGTTTGTTCGTACCCCTACAAACCTGATTGTAAGGGCAAGCCAAAGAACCCCGCTTCCAATGCTTCCTCTTACGGGTTTCCTTACAAAGAGCTACGACGACATTTTGAAAAACGGTACACCCGAAGAACAAGCGCAGATGCTTGGTAGGGTCGCCCTTGGTTCAACTATTATTGGTGGGTTTGCTTTTGCCGCCCTTGAGGGACGAATAACGGGTTCTGGTCCTGTAGGAGTAGACCAAAACAGGCTTTGGAGAGCCGCTGGGAACCAACCTTACAGCATACTTGTAGGTGATAAATGGGTTTCCTATAACCGCGCTGACCCCATAATGATGCCTGTCGGTGCAATGGCAAATATCTTCGACAGCACGAAACACCTAGGTCCTGATGACCCCATACTTACTGAAGCCTTGCCAGCACTTATCTTTGCTATGTCTAAGACCCTTCAGGATAAAGCGTACTTTCAAGGGGTATCTAACTTTTTAGAAGGTATGCAGACAGATGACCCAAGGCAACTAGCAAAACTAACCAACATCATCGAAAACATGGGGGCGTCTTTTATACCCATAGCACCACTTCAAGTCACTGAAGGGTTCTCACGGCTTTCAGGGGAATACCCAGAACTTTCGGAAGCCGTAGGATTTATAGATAAGTTACAAAGACGCCTACCGTCCTACATTGATAACCTACCCCCGAAGTACAACTGGCTTACGGGGGAAATCATCAAGAACCCTGATGCTTTCTCAACAGGTTTTCCCGTTGTCCCTGACAAAACTACGGAGCTTGTAGGGTCTGAGTTGGTGCGTCTTAACTATGGATTTAGAGGACCACCAAGGCGTCTTGAAGGCGTCAAGTTAAACACAGAACAATACGCAGACTTCAATAAATTAATGGGTACACTGACGAACCCATACAACGGGCAAAACCTCATGCAAGCCTTGGAACAAACTATCCTAGACCCTCGTTACCGAAGGACTGACGAAGCGGTTTACGATGGGGTCAATCTCACAAGAGAAACCAAGGCAATAACTGAAGTTCTTTCGCAATACAGAAGGGCCGCTAGGGATGAGGTTATGAGAAAATATCCTGACTTATGGAAAGAAGTAACCAACAGGAAAATAAACGATAGAGCGGGTGAACGCTTAATGGAAACTAATAGGTAACAAACATGCCAAATTCATATGTAGAAATAACATCCAATGGGTCTGCTAGTCAGACTCTAGCCTTCAGTTTCCCTTATCTCAACCAGACAGACATAGGTGTGACTGTAGACGGTGTAACGCAAAACCTAACTACCCATTGGAGCTTTGCAACCACACAATCCATTGTCTTTGTGAGCCACCCTGCAAACGGTGCGGTCATAAGGATTAGCCGTACAACACCTTCGGCAACTAGGGTTGTGGATTTTCAGGATGGGTCCGTTCTTTCGGAAGCCGATTTGGATAACTCCGCTGACCAGATTTTCTTCATCGCACAGGAAGCCGCAGACACAGCGGCACAGTCGATTATCCTAGATACCGATGGTAAGTGGGAAGCCCAAAGCAAACCCATTAAGAACGTAACAAACCCCACAAATGCCCAAGATGCTGTTACCAAGAACTACCTAGAAAACACTTGGTTATCTACAAGCGACAAAACACAACTCAATGCGTTGAACACCACGAACCTAAACACCGTGGCGGGGTCCGTCAGTAACGTCAATACGGTTGCTGGGGCCATAACCAATGTCAACACGGTTGCTGGGAAAGCCACAGAAATCGCCGCGTTGGGAACGTCAAGCAACGTATCAAACATGGACACACTTGCAGCTAGTGGTGTCGTTGGAAACATTGCGTCAGTCGCAGGGATTTCATCAGACGTAACCACAGTCGCTGGTAAAGCCAGTTTGATTACTTCAGATTTTGTTAGTGACCTTAATACCGTTGCGGTGACAGACGTAATTAACGACATCAACACGTTGGCAACAAGTGACATTGTGTCGGACTTAAACACGTTAGCGACGAGTGACATTGTTAGTGACTTAAATACTTTAGCAACATCAGATATTGTTTCAGACGTAAATTTATTAGCAACATCAGATATTGTTTCGGACCTCAATCAACTTGCTACCAGTGATTTTGTAAGTGACCTCAATCAACTTGCGACAACTACAAACGTCAATAATTTGGGAACCGTTGCGGGTGCTGTAAGTAACGTGAACACGGTTGCGGGTGCTGTAAGTAACGTCAACACAGTCGCAGGGATTTCCAGCGCAGTGT